TAAATAAAAATCTTGTTTCATTTCTAAAAGTTGAAAATCAATATTTAATTTAGAAAGATTAAGTTTCATTTCTTTATAAAATAGTCCAAGCATATTATAATCTTGAACAATTCTTTCATTAATAATATTACTAGATTGTTGAATTACATTATTAGGTAATGAAACCGCTGATGATATTTTACTAATAACTGTTTCTCTTTTAAAGTGAACATGTTGATTGCCTAAGAAAGCCATATTTAATAAAGAATTGTACAATAATATGTAAATTAAGTTGTTTATATTAAAACAATTAGTTTTTAAAAATCAATTTTTAAAAAAAATAAATCTCAAAATTGAGATTTTTTTGTATCCGAGCAATCTGAGTCGAACAGATGACCAATCGATAATCTTTTATACTACAGTCGACCGCTCTACCAACTGAGCTATACTCGGTTACATATTATAATATCATTTATCTTTAACTAAAAACGATGCCACGACGATGGAATTAAATCAGTATCATCCTCATTATTTTGTAAAAAATCTTTATAAAACCATTCTTTTGGACATATTATTATCTTATTTTTATCTTCATTTAAATAAGAAGCCCACCAAGAATATGTCGAATTTGATATTATATGGCTATCACACATTGACATCATAATGAAATCTTGGATTAAATCACCATTTGGATAAAATATTGGTTCTTTCATTTTTAAAGTTTTTTTACACCATTCGGTATCATCTGAAAATATTAACCAAATTATATTTTTAAATTTACTTCTCATATAATTTATTGATTCTTGTATATATTTATTTGATATACTTGGACCATATTGTCTTGCTTGTATTAAATCGCCACGTCTAATATGAATTGATATCAACCTACTATTTTTATTTTTATATTTTAATATATCATTTTTATATTTTTCATATAAGTTTGAATGAATTTCTAAATATGGTTTAATACTAATATTTTTAAAATATTGTTCTGATTGAAAATATCCACAAAAATCATAATTATTATATTTTTCAAAATTAATTTTTTCTAAAACCTCATTATAATTAAATTTTTGTTCTTTATATGTATAAATTGGTTTATAATAATCAAGAGATGATAAATAATTGTATTTTATATTAAATATTTTTTGTAAATGCATTGAATATTTATCATTATCTTTATTAAATGTATATGGTATTTTTAATATTCTATTATATTTTTTAGCTAATCCATTTAAAAACATCCATTGAAAGATTTGATTACCTAATCTTCCCATTCTACCAAAAGTTGTCATTGTAAAGAAACTATAATCATTTATTGTATAATTAATATTAATATTATTGATATTGTTTATATTATGGTGAAGATACTTTAAAAATATGGAATCATCATAATAATTTATAAATACATTTTGTTTTTGTTTTTCAATTATTAAACCATGTATTAAACTATTTATATTTTTTTTATTAAGATATATAAAATGATATAAATAAAATGGATATATTTCATTTATATTACAATGATTATATATATTTTTTTTAATATTTAATGAAATTGATTGAATTGGAATATTTAATAGTTTATCTTCTTGCTCTTTAATATCTTTTACTTTTGATGTAAAATTAATTCTACCATCTATTAATAAAATTTTTTGAGAATATTGTTTTTCAAATTTTAATTCTTTAATAATTTCTGTAAGTGATACAATAAAATCATAAAAAGTATTATATTGAAAATATTTTATAATAATTTTATGTTTAGGGAATATATATTTTTTATAATTTATTTCAATATTTTTAATATCATTTTTATTAAAATATTGTGGGATATTGCATAAAATGTATTTTAATTCTTTCATATTAAATTATAATATAAATGTTTTCATAAAAATAAGTAAAATAATGATATCAAGTCCAATAAATAATGCTCTATTATCTTTCAAAGCAGCAGTAACAATGTTTTCTCCATTTGCTAATACATCAATTAAGAAATAAAATAGACTATCTAATAATTTTCTAAGAAATTCAGCAATAGTTAAATTTCTAAAATCTTTTTTTTCTTGCTCTTGAACATCATTAAATATTTGTTGTAATTCTTCAGTTGATAAATTATTTTTAAGTTTAGCAACATCATTCATTTGAGAAAATTGGTTTTCAAAACTTTGTTGAGAAATTTGTCCTTGTGTTTCAATAATTTTATCCAAAATATATTTTTCAGTATCTTTTTCAGATAAGTTATTATCAAGATTTAACAAATCAATGTTGATAACATCATTGTTATATTGATTTGCAACAATTAATTGAGTAACCGTAGGAGATGTATTATATTTTTCCATTAATAATTCGATTAATTTATTGCGTGAAATATCATTATATGCATCTTCTAAAAAACCAGAATATAATGTTGGGTTTGATTGGATTGTATTTTGTAGTTTTTTTAATTCATTATAATTTCCATCAAATCTAATATCAGATCCAACAACCATTTGTTTTTGTGAAATAAAATCATTTGCAGTATTTGCAGTTCCAGTAAAACTCATATATATAATAAAAAAAGAAAAACTAAAAACAAAAATTATATTTTTTTAATGAGTAATCAATTAAATACAAAAAAAGATATATTAATGGAAAACTTAAAAAATTTTTTCAAAGTTAAAAAAAATTTTAAGATATTAAAAAATATAATTGAAGGAGAAAATAAAATATCATTAAGAGTAATCGATTGGTTTGTAACAAATTATTGTAAAAAATATAATATAAAATATAAATTAAAAAAAAATGAATTATTTATGGTTCATTTAGATTATAAATGTCAATTAAAATCATTCAAAAAAAAATTATTTGATCCATTTAGAAGAAAAGATAAGATAGAAATTAGTTTAGATGAAAATAATATAATATTTACAACTGTTGGTCAATTAAACTTTTTTAAATGGGCTTTAAAAAACAAAGTTATTGATTATATTGAAAAAAACTTAAATGATATTGAAAAAGATATGACAAAAAGACATAAAAAAAAAGAAAACAAATTAAAGAGAGAAATTACGTTATCTGCAACTAAAACGGTTAATAAACATTATACAAAAATTATAGTGAGTTTTGATTAAATGATTTTTTGATAAATTTCTCTAATGTTGAATATGTTTTCCCTTGGAATGATACTATTTTTTTATTACGGTCATAATAAGCAATCATTCTCATTTTTTTTTGTTCTTTAATATACATATATCCATTTGTATCATAATAAAATATGTATTTATCATTAGGAATTCTTCTTAAAGTATAAAAATCAAATTCTTCAATTTGTGTATTATATTTTTTTTTAGTAACAGTTTCTGTTGTTTTTAGATAGTCTTTATAAATAACTTTTTCTTCAATTTTATTTTCTTTAGAAACATCTTGAAGAAATTTTTGAAGATTTTTTAATGTTTTACGTTCAATTTTTTCGTGAGTTTTAACTTTAGACATTTTTTATTAATTTTTAATCTGTTTTATATTTAAGACTTAAAAATCAATTTTGAAATATTTTCCTCGTTAAAATATATTAAAACTTTTATCTATTAAAATATAAAGATGAGTAAAGTTAATCTTAAATTGAAAAAATTTAATATGAAAATGGTTGACGATGATGCTGTTGTTGTTTTTATTGGACGCCGTAGAACAGGTAAATCATTTTGTGTACGTGATATGTTTTATCACCATAGAGATATTCCATTTTTAACAGTGATTAGTGCAACAGAACCTGCAAATGAATTTTTTGGAAACTTTATGCCAAAATCATTTATATTTGATGAATATGATGAAAATATTGTTATGAATATCATTAAAAGACAACAAATGTTAATTACAAAAATGAAATCAGATAAAAAATATAAAAAAATTGATCCAAGAGTTATATTGACATTAGATGATTGTTTATTTGATTCAGAATGGACAAAACATAAATGTATCAGACAAATTTTTATGAATGGTAGACATTATAAAATGATGTTTGTTGTTACCATGCAATATCCATTAGGTATTCCTCCATCTTTAAGAACAAATATTGATTATGTATTTTTAATGAAAGAACCATATATATCTAATAGAAAACGTATTTATGAGAATTTTGCTGGGGTTTTTCCAGATTTTAATGTATTTAATCAAGTAATGAATTCATTAAATCAATATGAATGTTTAGTTGTTGCAACAAATTCTCAAAGTAATAAATTAGAAGATCAAGTATTTTGGTATAAAGCAAGTGATCATGAACATTTTAAAATGGGTTCCCCTCAATTTTGGAAATATCATAATGAAAATTATTCAGAAGATCAATCCAACTCAAGTGCACCATTTGTTGATAGATATCAAAAAAATAAGAAAAAAATTAAATTAGAAATTGAAAAAATTTAAATTATTCATTTGATGGAAAATTTTGGGTTTCAATTCTACCATAATTAACATCATATCCACCAAAACCAATAAGTTGATTTCCTAAAAACATATCTTTATAAATATCAAAAACTGGTTGTTCTTTTTTTTCATTAATTTTTTGTAATTCTCCAATAGTTGGTTCTAATAAAACTATTTTTGTTTTAGGTTTGATAACACGATTATTTGTATAGTCCATATAACCATATGTGACCAACATTGTTGCGACTAATAAAATAACAAATTGTATATATACTACAATATCCATATATATTATTTATATAAATTT